CGCAAAGGCCTGGGGATTCGCCACAGATGTCGACGATGAAGACGACGAAGATGACGACGACAAGAAAGAGCCCAGGCAGTCCGCATTCCGCTTTATCATGCAGAAATTGACAGAGAAGCCAGCGGACATGGGTCTTGTCATCAACCAGTACCTGGATCCGGATCAGATCGCCGAAAAGGTCGCAGAAAAGATCCTAAACAAGGGAATGGAAACCAAATCAGTAGAAAAGCCAGCTGAAGATGCCAACGGCTGGAAAGCATTTTTTAACAATTAGGAGGTACGAGAAATGAGAATCGATAACATTTCCAAAGAGCTGCAGGCTCAGATCGTAAAAGATATTAACGAAGCAGAGGATAAGGGTCTTGCCATCGCAGAAGGCATGGAGAAGATCGCCGGTGCTATGCACGCAGACGTCATTGAGAAAGTACTGAAAGAAGCAGAGGCTGACAAGGTCAACGAAAGGAAGGGCTTCCGTCCCCTGTCTGAGAATGAGAAGAAATTCTATAGCGTCCTGAAGGGCGGTGCAAAGCAGGCAGTAACCGCTGACCAGATTGATATCATTCCGGTTGAGACGGTTGACTGGACTCTGAACGAAGTAAAACAGGCATCCCCTATCTTAAACCTGGTCAACTTCGCACCGGCCAATGTTAAGAAATGGCTTGTTGCTTCCAAAACCGGCGCAGCTGTATGGGGCAACCTGACCGGTACCCTGACCGCAGAGCTGACCGCAACTATCACAGCTACCAACATGGACGTATTCAAGCTCCATGCGTTCTGTGTGATCCCGAAGGCTATCAGAGACCTTGAGATCGGATATGTCGATAGATATTTCACTGCTATCCTTGCCGAGGCAATGCAGGACGGTGCTGTATCCGGATATCTGAATGGTGACGGCAAGACCGCTCCCATCGGTATCACTAAGAAGATTGCAGAAGTTAATACTGGTGGAGATCACAAGGCAAAGACCACTATCTCCACCATTACCGGGTTCTCCCCGAAGCAGATGGCACCCGTGCTCGCTACATTGAGCCATGGCGGTCTTCGTCCGGTAAACAAGGTTTACCTTCTGTGCAATCCTCTTGACAGATATCAGTATGTTAACCCGGCCCTGTATGGAGAGTCCTTCACAGGTGGTTATGTGACCAAGTCCTTCCTTGACCTTGAAGTCATCGAGGATGCAAATGTAACACAGGGTAAGGGCATCTTCACCATGGCAGGCCTTTACACCATGGGATTCCAGGGCGTGCAGGTAACTGAGTACAAAGAAACCAAGGCCATCGAGGATGCAGACCTGATTATTGCCAAGGTTTACGGTAACGGCCGTGCTGTTGATGATGATGCCGCGGTTGTATTCGATATCACCAAGCTCGAGGAGTATGTTCCCACTGTGATCAACAAGGCTGAAGCCGGAGAATAATAATCGGAGGGCGGCATCATGACAAGCGAGCAGAAAACGGCTTTAAGCGCCGAAATAAGGACCGACTTCCAGATTCCGCCTTATCAGTCGGACGATACGATTGGGCGGGCTATAGACAAAATCTATGCCCGCCTATCCCACCTTTATGGGGCGGACTTCAATACAGACTCAGATATTCAGGGTAAGATGCTTCTGGAAAACGGAGTTTATTATGAGCTCTATCATCGCTATGAGGAATTCGAGCCTGCTTATCAGGGGGAGATCCTCAGCTGGCAGCTGGGTGGTCCGGTTGCGGAAGAGGACGGTGATGGTGAATGAATTTCGGTAAAGCACAAATCGCCCCTGTATATAACTCAGGCTGTTTTGAGCTGTACGATATTGTTGATGTCCCGGATCCTGATAACCCGGACTTCCCGGATCGTATGATTAAGTCCAGATACTTGCGTCCGATCGGATACCGGGAGCTGGCGATCTATGACCGGACCCGACTTACCTTTGAGCAGGCCGACACAGAAATTACGATGAAAATTGCTATCCCAAGATGGGACGGCATTGATTCAAATTGTGTCTGTATGATTGATGGAGTCCAGCACAAGGTCTTTAACTGTGCTCAGGTGATCAGCCGGCAGGGCTATCCGGAGACGGAGCTGACACTTGTGAGCCCGGGACTGCAATATGCCGTATATAAGCCTCAGAGCGGGGGTGAATCATGACAAAAAAGGAATTATCAAAACTTTTACATACGATCGGTATCCCGGTAGGCGAAGGCGAGCACTATATAGAGTCCGCTGATGCCATGCCTAAGCTGGCATACTGGGAATATGTGTGGAGTGATGTGATGGCCTCCGGCGATGATTATGACGTCGTGGTCACATATCAGCTCAGCTTCGTTAGTCGAAAGCCGAGAGATCCCAAGCTGATCGCCCTGAAAAATGCTCTCAACGATGCGGGTATTCATCCGGACTTCTTTCTTGAGTACGTCAAGGGAGACAAGAGCCCGGGTTACTATCACGCTTACACCTCTGTAGATATCGAGGAGAAACTGGATGGCTGATCTGCTTAATGAACAGGCTTTTTCTGAGCTGGAAGACACATTTGCCGAACTGATGAAGCAGGCGGATGATGTGGTTGGCGTCCTGCAGGCGGGAGCTGATGAATTCATCAAGGATCTGAAAAAGCTCCCGTCTCCCCGGTCCAAAATCGCCAAGGCCGGCTATACACATCTGCTCGATTCCTTTGCCAGCAGAGCGGAAGATAACCAGGTACTGATCGGCTGGGGCAAATACTACGGACCTATGGTGGAAGGCGGAACCAAGAAGATGAGAGCACGCCCGCACATGAAACCTTTATGGCGTAAAAATGCGGAAAGGTACTATCAACTGATGCAGAATAAAATACTTGGAGGTATTTGAGTATGGCAATTACAAGAAAAAAGCCGCCTGTAAAATTGACAGTCGGTTCTCAGTATATTTGTATGAACAGCATGACCGCAGACGGGGACTGGACCGAGAACTTCGAGGATGATGTTCTGGAGCTCCCGACCGTGGTTAATGTTGAAGTAACAGACAATGCGGATTCATTTGAGACATATGCATCCGGAGCTGTCTATGACACAGACACGACCGTACCTACTCAGGAGATTGCAGAAGAAAACGTAGCTTTCCCGGCTATCACCCTTGCCAATCTTCGGGGCGAAACCGTGGACGAGGCCGGCGTAACCATGGGCGGCGGTATTGGCAGACGTCCCTTCTTCGCCTATGGCATGGCCATTAAGCGGAAAGACGGATCCTGGGAGTTTCGCTGGTATCCGAAGTGCAAGCTGATTGAAAACAGCGATTCCACCGAGACATCCGAGGACAGCCACAAGGATCAGAATGAATCCGTAACCATCCGGGCCTATGGAATCAATGACAATGGCAACACTTACGTCCGGGCTATTACAAGCGAGACTGGTATGGCCGGCATGACAGCCGCTGCCTTCTTCGCCGCTCCGCTGCTGTCGATCGCCGCCGTCAAGGCTGCGTTGCCGTCCGGAGCATCCTTATAAATCCCAAACATCAAATAAGCAATGAAAAGCCGTGAGGTGAATTAGTATGCAGAATTTTGAGAACAACACAGGGGCGGAGAAATCCGCTCCTGAATTCGTATTAAGAGATTTAAAGGCAATGGATGTCTGGCAGCTGGTCAGGATCCTGACGAAGCTGGGACTGAAAGACCTGAGAAAAAACATCAATCCCGACCTGCTGAAGGCCGCCGACTGGAAAGAGCCGACCATGATTGACCCGGAGGGCAACGAGGTGCCGCTTCCAAGGGAGAAGTGGACGGAAAGGCAGATTGATGCGGAAATGGCTGCAGAAATGGCCAATGATGAACTGTTGTGGTCTATCCTGGACATCCTTATGAGCAACATCGAAAACTGCGAATATGACGTCAATAAGCTTCTGGCCATGGGAACCGGCAAAACTCCGGAGACCATCCGGGAGATGGACGCTAATGATTATATGGAGTTACTTGTTACTTACATCACGAGAGAGGGCTTTCGTGATTTTTTTATGCATGCCTGGAAATTGCTGCAGAGGGCATCGAATTTGAAGAAATCCTCTGGCGTCGCTATAGCGGCCTTAACACGCTGATTGAGATTCAGCTGGCCAAAGGGAGCCTTAAAGATTTCATGACGGCAGCGGCCCAATATGAGGCGGAAGAGAAGAAGTGGCAGTTTTTCCTTGCAAAGGTATATGATCAAAGCTTCGTAGAGTGGAAGGAGGGGTTAAATGGCTGACGATTTGAAGCGAGTCGGTATAAAGCTGACAGCAGAAGGTGCCCGTGATTTCAAAACAGAATTGAAAGAATGCACGGCGGCAACCAAGGAAAATTACTCGGAGCTGAAGCTTGCCCAGTCCCAGTATGACAAGAACACCACCGCCACCAAGAAGCTGCAGGATCGTCAAAAATACCTTGCGAATCAGTCGGATGTCTACAAAGACAAGGTTAAGATTCTGAATACCCAGCTTGACGAGATGGAAAAGGCGGAGAACCGTGATGAGATCGCCATCTCCAAGAAAAGGGCAGAACTTAACCAGGCGCAGGCTAAGCTCAATGAATATGAAAAAAGCCTGAAAGATGTCAACGAGCAGTTAGAAGGGCATGACTCCAAGTTAAAAGAATGGGGCGGAAAATTACAGGACGCCGGAACCAAGCTGGGTAACGTCAGCGACAAAATGAAAGACACCGGCAAGACCATGACAACTCATGTCACGGCTCCGATCGTGGCCGGTGGCGTTGCGGCGGTCGCTGCCTTTAATGAGGTCGATGGAGCGGCCGATATTCTTATCCAGAAGACGGGGGCACAGGGCAAGGCTTTCGAGGACATGAAAACAATCATGGAGGACATCGCCACCACAATCCCGACCGATTTTGAAACGGCTGCCAATGCAGTGGGCGAAGTTAATACCCGCTTCGGAGTGACAGGCCAGCAGCTTCAGGACTTGTCGACAAAATATATTGAGTTTTCGACACTCAACAATGTCGATGTACCCTCATCCATTGACAACACTCAGAAGGCTCTGGCGGCCTTTGGTCTGGATGCTAATTCTGCCGGCATGCTTCTGGATGTCCTGAATAAAACAGGCCAGAACACCGGCGTATCCATGGAAGCCCTGACAAGCGGCCTTATTCAGAACGGCGCTGCATTCCAGGAGATGGGTCTGTCCATTGACCAGGCCACGGTATTCATGGGCCAGATGGAGACATCCGGAGCCAATTCAGAGACCGTCATGCAGGGCTTAAGAAAGGCCCTGAAAAACGCCACGGAGGACGGCATTCCGCTTAATCAGGCTCTGCAGGATTTGCAGAGCACAATTGCCAATGGCAAAGGCGGTGTGGACGGTCTGACGGCGGCTTATGAGCTTTTCGGCAAGTCCGGCGATCAAATTTATGCAGCTGTAAAGAATGGAACGTTGGATTTTACCCAGCTGGCAAGCAGCCAGAACATTTTGAAAAACTCAACCGACTCAGTCAGCAAATCCTATCAGGATACCGTGGATCCTATAGACCAGATGAAAATGGCCATGAATGACGCTAAGGTGATCGGAGCTGATATTGTCACTACGGCCATGCCCATGATCAAGGATGCTCTGGAAGGCCTCAGAGACCTTTTGAAGGACTTAAAGGAATGGTGGAACGGCCTGAGCGAGGGCGAACAGGATAATATCCTGAAATTTATCGCCATTGCGGCAGTTGTCGGTCCGGTGCTGAGTGTGCTGGGGTCGCTGATAGGAATTATTAGCGGGGTCTCCACGGTATTAGGCGTCCTGACCACTGCAATAGGTGCGCTGGAGGTAACAGCCGCCCCGATCATCGGCATCATAGCGGCGATCATAGCAGCGATCACTGCGGTTGTCCTTGTCATTAAGAACTGGGGCAAGATCACTGAATGGCTGGGTGGTATCTGGGAAGGCATCAAGAATCTGGCCGGAACGGTCTGGAACGGTATCACATCCATTGTCGGCGGTGCGGTTGACGGCGTTAAGAGCGTGGTCGGAAAAGCCTGGGACGGCATCAAATCCGTAACAGGAACCGTCTTCGGAGCCGTGAAAGACACCGTCAGCGGAGCCTTCAGTAAAGCAAAAGACTTTGTCGGCGGTGCTGTTGATAAGATAAAAAGCGGTGTCGGGAAGGCCTGGGACGGCATCAAAAGCAAGACAGGCGAAGCCTTCGGCAAGGTTAAGGATTTCATTGTCGATAACTTCAACAAGTCCAACGAGGCCCGGGCGAAAATCCTTGGAAAAATCAAAGATGGTATAAGCACCGCATGGGATTCCATTAAGACAAAGACCGGTCAGGCCTTTGGTGCGGTGAAGAATTTCATCGTTGACAACTTTAATAAATCCAATCAGGCCCGGTCTCAAATCATCGGGAAAATCAAGGATGGTATCAGCTCTGCATGGGATTCTATCAAGAGTAAGACGGGTCAGGCGTTCGGCAAGGTTAAAGATTTCGTCACAAACCACTTAAAAACCGCCGCTCAGAACAATCAGAAATACACAAGTGCCATATCCAGTAAGCTGGGGAGCGCATGGGACTCCATCAGGAGTAAAACCGGGTCAACCTTCAGCAATATTAAGGAGACCATGAGCGGGCTTATGGGCGGCGCCAGAGACAAGGTGAAGGGAGCTATTGATAAGATCAGGGGCTTCTTCAATTTCAAATGGAGCCTTCCGAAGATCAAACTCCCCCACTTCAAGAAGAAGGGTAAATTCTCGCTGAATCCGCCACAGGTTCCAAGTTTCTCTGTCGAGTGGTATGCAAAGGCCTATGACAGGGCTGCCTACTATACCAATCCGACCGTCAGAGAGGATGGAAGGGGCTTTGGTGACCGTCAAGGCGGAGAGTTTGCCGTAGGCGAAAGACATCTGCAGCAGGCTGTCAGAAACGGCGTGGCAGCGGCCAGCAGAAATGTCAATAACAAAAACGTAACCATCAATATTACCGTGAACGGTTCGCCCGGTCAGGACGTCATGGAGCTGGCTCAGATTGTTGCCGACAAGATTAAGAACGCTTATGAAAGGGAGGATGCTGTATGGGCTTAAAGTCTTTCTTTACTTACGATGGAAAAAGCTCAGAAGAATTCAATATCGTTATTGATAAATCCGGCGTCTTCCATGCGGCGGAGCGTGATTATACATCACAGGATATCCCCGGGCGGAACGGGGAGCTGACCATCGACAACGGGCGATACAAGAACCTGACTATCTCTTATGAGTGTTCCATCGGCCGGAGCTTCCGGCACAACATGGATTATTTCTTTCAGTGGCTCATGTCAAAGAAGGGATATCACCGGCTGGAGGACAGTCTTCAGCCGGGTTATTTTCGCATGGCAAGGGTGGCGTCTGCTCCGGATCCGAGCACGCACACAAGATATCTTGGCGGCAAATTCAGCATTGACTTCGACTGCAAGCCCCAGCGATGGTTAAAAGAAGGCGAAAAGGAAATCACACTTGCGGCCAGCAACACGATTCACAATCCCACTTTTTACGACGCTATGCCGGTTATGGAGATTACAGGCAGCGGCACCATAGGAATTAACTCAGAGACGATAACCATAGCAGCTCACACGGGTATTCTGGTGCTTGATTTCGAAATTGGAGACGCCTATGAGAGCCTTGCCCATTCAAATTATAACCAGTATGTAACCTTAACATCTGATGATTTCCCGGCCCTGGTTCCGGGCGTCAACAACATCACGAAAACAAGCGGCCTGACCGCAACCATGAAACCGAGGTGGTGGACCATATGAAACCGATACTTTACGAAGCAGGAGAGACGAATTTCACCACTAACGGGCTTGGAAGGCTGTCCGATGCTACCGAGTGCACGGTTACGGAAGAAAGAAACGGTTCCTACGAGCTTTATATGCGTTATCCGCTCGAAGGGATTCATTTTGAAGATCTGGCACTGTCCAGATTGATCTATGCCATCCCTGCGGACGGCAAAGGTCCTCAGCCCTTCTGGATCTACTATATCAGCAAACCCATGGACGGGATCTGCAAGATTAAGGCGGAGCATATCAGCTACCAGCTTTCACATATCCCCGTGGAGCCCTTCGAGGCATCCACTGTATCCGCTGCCCTTCTGGGATTTACCCAGCACGCCGCCGAAACATGCCCGTTCACCTTCTGGACGGATAAGAGCACGGCCGCACCTTTCAGCATCGATGTCCCTTCATCCATCCGATCTAGGCTGGGTGGCACGCAGGGAAGCATCCTTGATGTTTATGGCGGCGAATATGAATTCGATGGATATACCGTCAAGCTTCACAATGCGAGGGGCCAGAACCGGGGCGTTACTCTCCGGTATGGTAAGAATATCACGGATATAAGTCAGGAAGAGAACATCCAGAACACTTATACCGGGGTTATGCCCTACTGGAAAGGAAACGACGCAGATACAAGTACGGAAGTTGTCGTTATGCTGCCGGAAAAGGTTCTTCATTCATCGAGGGCGGGTAATTTTCCCTATCAAAGGACGATCCCGTTAGACTTATCATCCGAATTCCAGGAACAGCCGACCGAGGCTCAGCTCCGGGCACGTGCTCAGGCCTACATGACAGCCAATGACATCGGGATCCCGAGCGTATCCATCAAGGTATCCTTCCTTGCCCTCTGGCAGACGGAAGAATATAAGGATATCGCCAATCTGGAAAGAGTGAACCTGTGCGACACGGTCAATGTCTACTTCCCGAAGCTGGACATCACCGCGACTTCCAAAGTAGTCAAGACAGAGTATGATGTTCTGAATGAGCGATACAACTCTATCGAGCTGGGAGATGCACGGTCATCGCTGGCGTCTTCCATCAAACAGGACATCACAGCACAGACGGTCGCAGCTACGGCTAATTTGCCGAGAAAAAGCGAAATGCAGCAGGCTATAGACAGGGCAACAAGTCTGATTACAGGGGGCCTTGGTGGGCATGTGGTATTTACCTTAAATGCTGATGGAGAGCCTCAGGAAATCCTGATTATGGATACCGATGACGTTCAGACGGCGGTTAATGTCATTCGATGGAATCTGAATGGCATCGGATTTTCAAGTAATGGGTATCAAGGACCATTTCAGTCTGCTTGGACGATTGATGGGAAGTTCAATGCCGATTTCATCACGGCAGGACACTTGATCGCAAACATTATTAAAGGCGGAACTCTTACACTTGGCGGGCAAAATAATGGTAGTGGAGTTCTGCAGGTTCTGGATGCCAATGGAAATGTTGTGTGTCAGATGGATAACACAGGGGCTCAAATCACGGGAAGCGTACTTACGCAGACGACCAACATTTATGCAAAATTTGAAAGTGGTGGAATTGAATTCGGTAGCAGAAGCGGAAGCACTTACACTAAGTTGGGGCGTATGAGGCTTATTGGAAATACAGTTGAGCTGGAAGCTGTTGAATTTAGAGTAAGAAGAGAAGTTGAAGGAGAGACCGCCAAAAACACATTTGTTGTTAATGGAACCGGTGGATATTTTCACAACGGACGAAGTGGTTATTTTGAAGACACGGATGGAAATACATTGCATTTCAGAGGCGGAATCCTTGTAACGGATTAAGGAGATAGAGCATGGCAATCACCAAAACAAACAAACTTAACATGACAGGTGGTTCTGTCCCACTGGTCATCCACCTGTCGCAGTATGATGAAGACTTTACCCTTGTCTTTGAATTGTATTCCGCAGATGGCACTTTCACCATAGAATCAGGAACTACAGTAGAGATTAGAGGAACAAAGTCAGATGCAAAAGGATTCTCTGCCAATGCTACATTGGACATTATCAATAAGAGGGTGACTGTTGTTGGTGATCAGCAGATGACTGCAGTAGCAGGTAAAAATATCTTTGAATTAACTCTTTGGAAAAGTAATAAGGAGTTGAATACAGCCAACTTCATCATTGATGTAGAACGCGCCGCATTGGATAGGGACACCATTATTTCCGAATCAAAGATATTAGAATTGCTTGATGTGACGGATCAGGCCGATGAGATTATTGCGGCAGCTCAGCAAGTGGAAGATGCGTTGGGATTACTTCAATTTTCTGATCCACGAAACAATGGGAATATAATAATCACAAAGGGAGGGGTTTCATGAGAATAACTTTAAAAGAACAGTTACCTTTCCTTTTGTATCTTGGTAGACAAGGCGAAAATAAAGTCAAGATTTTTGAATTTGATTTTACTAATTTTATTGAACGATTTGGAGTGGGGGAGCTTTCGTTAGTAGTTAAAAGGGAAACAGATATAGAACCATACCCAGTGGCTATAGATATTGAAGGAAGTACGGCTACATGGATTGTGTCAAATGTTGATACTTCTGTAGTTGGAAAAGGTGAAGCACAGTTAATTTATACTGTAGATGATAAAATTAAAAAGACGGTTATATTAAAGACAAAAGTAGCGCCTTCTTTATCTCCTGCATCAGAGGAAGCTCCAGAACCATATGATAATTGGATAGAAAACCTTGCACAAATTGGTGGGCAAATTGTAACGAATAAAAACATCGCTCTCAGTGAGATTGATTCTGCAAAAACAGAAGCTATTGATAGTATTTTAATCAATAGAGATAAAGCTTTAGAAGATATTGTAGAAGATAA